TTCCAACTTTCTTACAGAACCACAACAGATTGAACATTTGCTTACAAGTATCCAGCAGAGTGTATTGCATAGAACCACTCCAATCAAGCATAAAAACAAGTCCATGGTTCTTGCCATCTGCAAGAGTTGTTACCTTACGGAAAAGATCTTCATTATACTTGTAAGTATGAAGTTTAGTGCAATCAAGAACACCAGTGCGAGAGGTTGTGGCACGAGCATATGAGTCTGCTGCTTTCTTGCATTCAAACTCTTTTACCAGGTAGTTAACTTCTTTCTGAGCTGAACGCTTGAACTGAATATATTCTTTATCAGACTCCTCAAAAATTTGCATGTCCATTTCAAGTCCAGCGCGTTCTTGACAATCAAAAATGTAATCAACATATTGATGAACCTGATTGTTACTGATGATAATCGTATCCAGATTTACTTTTGGAACCTCAACATAAACATTCTCAGTGCCATCAGAGTTTTGAACCAACTGATCGATTGCTTCGGACAATGCATCAGCAGTCTGAACCTCTGGTTCTTCAATACTATCATCAGTATTTCCACCCTCTTCAGAGGTTTCCTCAATCATACCATCCGGTTTAGACTCAGGGCTCTCTTGTTCTTGCTCATCTTGCGATGCGTCTTGTTCAGACTGAGGAGCATCGATATCTTGAGTTTCATTCTTAACTTCTTTCTTACAGTAGTTGTAAAGAGCTCTTGCTGCTTCACCAACTTCTTCAAAAGTCTCACAATCTGCAACCATACGGACAATATTCATCTCCTTTTCGTTGAACTCAATATCGACGAAGTTGCCAATCTTGAAGTAAAGATTGGTACGATCAGCAAGATTCATTGAACTGACATCTTCATCAACGATAGAGAAGAAGTCATCATCATTCATGTTCCTATATCCCCTATAGAATGTCTTGTTCATTCCAGGATACTTGCGCTTCATCAACTTCTCGATGCGAGCATCCTCAACAATGTTGATAAATGAGTGAGGAATACCTTTCGGTGGATCCTCATCTGGAGTAAAGAGGGCATGTCCAACTTCGTGTCCTACAAGGAGATCGTAAACAGAGTTGCTTGCACTCTCCCACATAGGAAGTGTCAGCACACGCTTGTGGACATCAAACTGAGCAGTAGCAACTTTGCGGTGCTCAACCACCAAATCTTCAGTAGCAAGGAGTTTAGCGAGTTGAGACTTGATTTCCTGTTGAACTGGCATGTGAGATCCCTTTGATACCCATATAATACTAAACCCCCACCTTTCGGTGAGGGCCCTCAGTGGCAGTTTCCTAAGTGTCTACAGTTGGTTATGAAAGAATGCTCCTACAAACTCGTTTACATGTTGTCTGATCTTCATCACATTCAATTAGGCAGTCGTAGTAATCGTTTATTAGATCAGATTCTTGAAGTGTGCGATCTAATGTTAGAGTCAAACGTTCAATACTTTGCTTCCAACCCGCTAACTGATTATGCGAAATAAGATTATGCATGATTTTTATAGTATACGTCAGAATAATGAAGAATCGAATTTCACTTCATATGTTTATCTCCAATTCTGTAATTATTTAGTTAGTGTATGCTAACTTAATGAAGTTTTAGTTATATTTACATATATGGATTATAATTTTTAGAAACATTTACAGAGTTAGTAGATGTCTCTCTGGGATGAGATATACCATCTATGCGAGAAAAACCTTTAACTTTCTCAAATTTAATTACATTTTCAAATTTATCAAACAAAGACTCTTTGTGAGAAATAACAAAGATATTTGCATCCTTAATAACGAATCTAATAATCTTAAGGAACTCATCTGTTCCAAATCCATCAAGTGAACTATCAAATACCTCATCCATAATCAAAAGATTAGTATTGACAGAGTTTTTCATCCTTGCTACCTCTCTCCAGGTAAACAAGAGTGCTAAATCGATTCTCATCTTCTCTCCCTCGCTGAAAGAAGAATAAGAAAAATCTTCATGAATAGGGGACTGGACGGTTTCGTTAAACTCTTCATCAAGAGTAAAATTAATATAGAAGTCCATCATCTGTAGATAACGGTTAACTTGCTGATTAATCAGCGGTAGATACTTCTTGATGATCTTTGTTTTTACTCCACCGTCTTTAAGTAGACTATACGAAAAATCGTAATAGTTAATCGTGTCCTTTCTTGACGCTAAATCGTCAAATGTAGTTTTTAAGTTGTCTTTGAAGGCTTCTAGCTTCTCATGTTCAGTATTTCGGTTTGCAAGTTGATCGGTAAGCTCTTGAACTTCCGATTCCAGACTTCTGATTTGTCGCTGACATCCAGAAATCCTAACATTGTCTTGAGAAATGTCATTCTGTAGTTTAGAAATCTCCTTCGATAGGGTAAGAAATTGACGCTCTCGCTCCTGTTCTTCATTAATTGCCTCATCCAGATCTTGTAACCCGGATTGCAACTCTTTCGCTACATTTTGAGCGTCGTTAATCTTATTTATCCGAAAATCTTCTTCAATAGACTGTGTACAGGTAGGACAAACCGTATTTTCAGTAAAAAATTTGTGCTCTTTTGTAAGAGTTGTTGCTTTTTGAGTAATTTTACCCCTTAATCCACTCATCTTACGGAGTTTTTCCGTCGCTCCAGTCACTTTTTCTTGCTCTACAAGATGTTTTTGCACCTTTTCTTGGTTTAAAGACACCTCTTTGTTGTAAAAATTAATAAGTTTTGTCTGTTCAGACACTTTTTCCTTCTTTTTAGAAATATTTTCCTTACCTTGGGACTCCAATTCGTTAATAAAACGACTTTGCATCTCAACTTTATCACTCAAGGACTCTTTTTTGAGTGTCAAAGTTTTAATTTCGTCCTTAATAGCACTAATTTTACTCTTAATCACCATATTCATGGACGAAAAAATCTTTATATCGAGCAAATCTTCAATAACTTCACGTCGATTTGCTGCTGAAAGTTGCATAAAGGGCACAAATGTGCTACTTCCAAGAATAACAATCTGTGTAAATGACTTGTAATTCATCTTCAAGACATTCTGCTCCAGCCATTTCTGCTGATCTAATGCTGCAGCGTCTTGATTCAGTTCTTCACCATTACGATAGATCTTAAAAATAGCAGGTTTAATACCACGAACAACTTTCCAAGAAATACTGCTAATAGAAAACTCGACTTCTACAATACAATCTTTCTCATTAGTCGTGTTGATCAGTTGTGGTTTATTAATTTTACGAAATGCCTTACCAAAAAGAGAGAATGTAAGAGCGTCAAGAATAGTAGATTTACCAGCACCATTAGTGCCGATGATCATCGTGTTACCATTCTTGTTTAACTCGACTTCAGTATAATGATTACCCGTAGAAAGAAAATTCTTCCAACGAATCTTTTCAAATAAAATCATACTCCTCAGTTTCTGGCGGCACTACGATGTCGTTCTTAGAAATTATAGCATATTCACACTCATGAATGTGGCACGTCTTAAGCATTATATCGTCTTCTACTTCGACTATATTCATCTCAGGATACCCATGCTCATCTTCTAACTGCATAGCATATCGAGTAGCATCATCCTCTTCCTCAAAAAGATACAAAATCTTTTCACCCGTTTCGTTTACTACGGAATACGCTCCTTTATCCTCCTTTCCTTCTACAGTTAAAATAAACATTAAATTAACTCACACGCCTCCTGATATGTTGTTCTCATAATATCTTGCAGAATAGACTTATCAAGATTGATTTCTGCTTCTTGGATATATCTATTCAAAATAGAAAGTGTATCTTCAGACTCAAAAGCTTCAAACTCTTCAGGATCACTTACTTCAAAATTTTCTACAGTTTTAAGATCTGCAACGTTAACAGAATACAACTTATCAATAAACTTTTCAAACTTTTTACTATTTGATTTTTTACGAACAATAACCTTTACAATTTTGTTCTCATATTCTCTAGTATCGAAAGTTTGATAATCAGTATCTTCATAGAAGATATTATAGAACATTCGATAAGGATTGTTTACATGAGTGTGCTCTAGAGTATCAGTATCAAAGATTGTAAAACCTCTGGTATCGTTGCAATCATTCCAATAAATCTCATATGGATTTCCTAGATAGAAGATCTTCTGATCATCTGATCGAGTGTGGTAATGTCCCGAGAACACCTTGGTGAACTTCTTAAATAAGTCGCTTTCAAAACCATGCTCCATGACGCAGCCGCGATGAGCTCTAAATCCACGTAGTTCAAGGTGCCCCATCGCACACTTGCTATCTGTACTTTCAATAGATAAGAAAGTATTTTTGGAATTTTCTTCATTAATCCATGGAATGAAAAGAACTTTTAAATTATCCAGCATTGCTTCTTCAGGAGAAGCATAAACACGAACATTGTCATATTCACGAAGAAGCAAATCTACAGCGTTAACTTCATTCGTGTTTTTATAAAAAGCAGTATGATTTCTTACGATAGTATGAACAGTAATTCCTAATTGTGCTAGTTTATCGTAATAATTATTCTTTGCCCATGCTAGAGAACCAAAGTTGATTCCCGTGCGATTATCAAAGGTATCACCCATATCTACAATGGTAGTGATACCATGCTCTTCTAGATAAGGAAAAAAGATATCATTATAAAACTTGAGAAAATAATTGTGAAAGAGTTTAGAATTCTTACGGGCACCAAAGTGTTGATCCGTGATAATTGCAACTTTCATCAATAACGAAGTTTAGAGTGAACTGCATCCTTAATGGAATTATAGTCACTGTAGTTCGATCCGTCAAGAGTGTTGTTATCGTCAAACACTTCACTATACCCTGACTTCTCCAGAATCTTATTTTTAATTTCTAGCTGACGTTTCTCTCTTTGAATCCGTCTCAAAAAAGCGTAGTGAATGATTTGTGTGAAATATGCAAAGGGGTTCTGAGATTTTTCAGGATTAAAATTGTGAATGTATTGCACACAGTTTTCAATGCCATCAGAAACCATATCATCCTTGAACATATAGTTCACAAAGTTTGGTTTAAATGATAAGTGAGTTGCGATCTTAAGAAAGCACTCTCCAATATACTTAGGAATAATAGGCCTTGGAAGTCCTTTTGCTTCTGCAATTTCTCTATCTTCACGATATGCAATCAGAGCAGCTAAGAACTCTTTGTTATTAACGTAGTGTTCTGATCTTTTTCTCTTAGTCATGCCTGGTTGTATCATAACTATATCTCATCATTATGTATAAAGTATACCACTAAGACATATACTTGACAAGTCTCTAAACTTTGTGTAGACTACCTTTGTTGGGTTTGAAGAGACAACTATAGCTTAATTACTTAGATCTTTATTAGAAGGACTATTATAGAGTTTTTCTAGTATTTCTCTAGCATCATTTACATTAGCAAGATATCCCATCTTCTTATCTAGTTTATGATTACTAGAACCAGAGTTAGGATCACTATCTGCTTTTCTTACGTATTCTTGATGCATAAGAATCATTTCAATATCATTTGATTCAGACATTGTTAATACATCATTTAAATTAATAAAGAACATATCGTCAGTGGTTGTTTTTAACCAAGGCTCTACCTTATATCCAATTATTCCTACTCTACTTTTTACTTCCTTAATGAGAATAGGATTAGAAACCACTAAGATAGTTCTATCAGGTTCTTCTTCTGCTGCTACTTTACAGAAAATTTCTTCACCAGATTTAAGTTTTATTGTTGCATAAAAATCATCTTCTATCATGCTTTCTTTAGATGAATGGTTATGATATCATAGTTAAAGTTTTCTTCATTATAGATTTTAATTCTTTCAATGAGATGGTTTAACGTATAATTTTTTCTTGTTTTAGTTGAACAATCATCTGCAATATCATACAGAGTTGCTTTTACTTTGTTTTTTCCTTTTCTAAGAACTCGTCCAATACTCTGAAGATTTCTGACTCTGGACTTACTTGGAGAGGCAAAGATAACATTATGGAGGTTTT